GCGTAATACCGCGCTCGGGATCAGATGTATCCTGCCATAGCGTAAATACTACTGATCGCGACCCGCGAAGTTGTCGTGTTAGCGTAGTACCCGCCGAGAACTGTCCGGCCTTAAACCGCCCCGCGGCCATAGGAGCAACCTGCCCACCAGATACTCCCTGATAGAACACCCCATTAGTACCAAGCCAGCAAGTAACTACCTGCCCTTTATCGACAACATACTTCCGTTCAAGACGGATCATAGTTCCCGGAACTACTCCGGCGTAGTCAAGCCGGATTACCTTGAACTGCATCGGGTCAGTACCTTGTACAAAGTACACCCCCTTTTCCGTACCTATGTACCACCCGTCGCCAGTGCATTCGATGCCGGTAACAGGAGAATCGAACGCCATCATGTTATACGCGACGTTGAATAGCTCGTAATTAAGCGGCTCAGAAAATAATACGTAATTATTAGCCGCAATAAAGACGCGCCCGTAATCTACGCGGATGAACGCAGCACCAGTCGGAGGAGCTAAGAATAACGTACTAAGCTCGCGCCCTCGCTTTAGATCGCCGGCCTTAATTTCACACCCGCCGAGCCCGAGGTCTAACTTGCGACTAAGATATAACTGCTCCCCGAACGGCAAAGAACAATACACGTAGAAACTAGTAATGTCCGATCGCCCACTTGTAGGCACGCCTGTAACTACGATCTTCTGCTCGTTTGCTACGTCAACCTCTACGAACCCGAGGCAGCCGGACTCTCGCCCATCAGCAGTAACGCACGTAACTGCGACACGATAGCGCCCTTCAGTAAGATCACCACTGCCAACTGTGATAGACGGCTTTGGAGGGACGGGGAGCCCCCAGTAATTCCACGTGCCGTCCGACTTCACCCGCCCGCAGCGAACCCCATCTGACCACAACACCTCGCCATTAACGTACGCGTAGCAAACCTGCTCATTCGTAACGGTAGTAAGTTGCGTAAACGCCCCCTGTTCAGACACCCGGCATAAGTACCCATTACGGACGCAAAGCCCGAAGGGCATGCGAGAATCCGCCCATAAAGACGTAACTCGTCCGGAAGATACCAGGGAGTACCCGTCGCGGCGACGAACCCCGCCGGTAAGAGTGAGGTCTACGTTCACCGCTTCGCGGAGGGCGATACGGTACTTATACGAATACGGCCCTAGAGAATCTGCCTCTAGGGCCGTAGCATTTTCGAGATTATTAATGCCGAAATCAAACCCTACTATAGAGTATAGCTCTTTCGCCCTTGGGGTAGGCATAATTTACACCACATAGGAAGGGTTCACTTCGATGGCAAGGTGCGTGCCCATGACGTTGTTTACATACTGACGCGCACGTATTACTTCTTCTCGATAAATACTGCGGTGCTCCGCCGACTTCACCGGGTCAGATAACTCCGCATCATGCTTCAAAAGGGCTTCAGCAGCGGCGTAGTGAATCAATGCCCGATCGAATTGCGCCGGGGTCTCAGACCCATGCGTATCGTCAATCTCGTGCAGTGCATACCGGTGAACACGCAACCTGATTGTTACATCCGCGGATGGCGTAGGTACTGAAAAAGTACCCATCGCCGCCTCAGTAGTAAATACTGTGGGCGTACCCACATACGTCGTATCGTCGGCGACATACGCTACAAACTCCTCATAAGAGAGTTGCATTAGCGGGCAAGACGACCCGGAGATACGTGCGTCTAGCACACGAATAATCTTAGGGCCGAGCGGGTAATCTTGCGTACCCGCTGCGACGTTTACGACGTATGTGGCGCGATCGACGAACAACCCAGTATCTTCGCAGAACCGATACTGGGCTTCGTTGAGCTTACGGGTGAGGTAATCTGGCGTCCACATACCGCCGTAGTCTGACTCGAAAAGCTCAAACTTTAGCTGCGTGAGTAGTGACGCCTTGGTAGTCATGCCGGGCCTAATACTTGGAACTGATGCGCTCGCACATTAATACTCTCGATCGAGTCAATCCCATCGACTCGGGTTTCGCGTGGCATAGGGCGCGTTCCTTCAGACAGCATCCGCACGAACTCTTCTTCGAGTTCCACTTCAACATCGACCTGCACATATCGAGATACGCCGTTAATAGCCAGATACCGGATTGACGGCTTATTCGCCTCGCTACTAATAATCACCCGGTATTTCTTCCCGGTAGGCGGAGGCGCGACGGTCGGGCTAGTGTCCAAGTGAGTATCGGGGATAATAATCTGCGGAGAATCAATGTCCCCAAAATCAAAATCGGTCATGACTGCATACCTTTCAAGGCGTCTCTGAATGATTGCGCGAACATTTCATCCTCGTCCATATCATCTTCGGATTCAGTCTCCGGATAGGAATCGAGAACAGAGCCGAGGAAAGCAGTAAGATCAGCCACCGTAGTAAACACAGCCATACGGTGCTGATCCATCATAGCATATTCCTCTCCGGACGGCACTTTTACGCATAGTACCCATCCATTTTCAGCCCGCTTAATACTGGCAATGCTGTCGTTATCCACGATACCCCCACAGAGAAGTAAGGGGCCGGAGCCCCTTCTTATCAGACCGTGATACCGTAGTCCGGGTACCCCGACAGGTTCGTGTACGTTGCTGTGATGCCAGAGGCGTCAAGCAACGTAGTACCGGGGGTAAAGACGGTCGAAGCATCGGTCGTAATCTTCACAGCTCCGACCACAACAAACCCGTTCGGAACGCGCGGGAGGCTATTCGCGATGGCCGTAGCGTTCGCCGTCGGGTTACGGTTGCCGGTATTCGCGCCGTTCACATCCAGCAGCTCCTGCGGGCCAAAAATACGCGCGGAACTATCGGAGAACTTGAACGTCAGCAGGTACGTAAACGTAGTACCTGCTGGCTGCGAAGCAATTGTAGACGGGAACGCAATCGCCGATGTAGCTGCAACGGACTTAATAGCGCCGTTGAACATGATCTGCGAAGCACTCGTAGTCTTGATCGTAGCCGCACCAGCGGCGTTGATCGCGACATTCGCCGACGTATAGCACGCGGCGATGTTAGCCATTTCACGGTGCATATCTATATCCTCCTATCAGAGTTCGGTAGCCGCAACTTCAACACGGCACATCCACGCATCTTGGAGAATCTGCGCCGTAAACATGGTCTTCCAAGAAACCGATCCACGCTGGTTCATCGGGTCTTCCGCACCGCCAGAACCAGGGTTCTTCACGATCAGATCGACCGGTGACACGACAGACGTACCATCCGCGCTACGATCGCTGCCAGAGTACGAACCGCGAAGCACGACCGTAGCCCAAGCGTTCATAGACAGCACGATCATCGGATAGACATCCGCCGCCGTACCAGCGCCGATCATCGAGCCCTTCGCACCGCCTGCGCCGTAGAACGGAGCGAACAGCGTAGACTCGATGAACCGGAACCGTTCCCACGAACCAAGCTCACCGGGGAGCGCGGTAACGCCGGGTCCGTAGTTCTTCTTGTGGATGAACCCCGGGAGTTGGCGAATATCGTACTCAAGGTCCGGGTGACTAAGGACAATGTACGCCGCTTCCACAGCCTGCGAAGCGTAGTTCGGGCTCGACGCCACGACAGATGTAAATTCACGCGCGTTGTTACGCACCAACATACGCGCGACCTTACGAAGCAGCGTCGCAGACACCACGGTATTCACCGCGCTGCGGGCCGTGCCGTTCGCGTAAAACACGTTCGAGCCGGCGAGGAGCGATTGATAGCGAACGGTTTCGAGCGTTTCTGCACACTGTTGCGCGAGCAGGTCGCGGTAATTCGCGAGAATCGGGTCCGTAGCCACATCAAGGATGACATCGGAATGCCGGATGAATCCGCCGTACTGAACTAAATTAGCGGTGACATCCGTGACCGTCGGAGTATGCCCGGCCGGCGTGATGCCCTCCGTCAGCGGAACCGTCGTAACCGGCAGCGGCTCGAATCGCCGCCACTTCACGGTCTGCGTCATATTCAGGGGGACCACTTCCGACTGACCAAACCGCTCCAGCGGCATCAGCGGGACCATCCGCTTCAGCATCTCTACGATATTGTAGGAAGCTGTACGCGAACCGATATCACCAAATCGGGACAGAGCCATGTGAATCTACCTCTCAGTTAGCGCCGCTAGCCGCTTTCAAAAAGACGGCAAAGTTAGCTTCAAAGTCATCAGGGTCTGGTTCAGACGTAGTAGCTGCACCAGGGCGCGACGCTACCGGAGCCATAGTCTTCAGCACTTCCTTCAAAACCTGCTTCTCCTGTTTCTTCTCTTCCTTAGCCGGCACAACTGCCGCAGGAGCAGGCACCGGCGTATCCTTACGGTTGATCGCGTGATAGGTACGAAACACCTCCGCGATCCGGGCAGCGTCTGCGCGAAGCGGGCTACCCGGGAACAGCACCGCCTTGTACCCGTTACGAATCTCCGGGTCTTTCTGCGACTCCACCCACTTCACTACGGCGTCCGCAGACTCGTCGAACCGCACATCACTCATCTGGCGCAGATCGGCAAACAACTTCTCCTGCGCCATCTTTTCCACGAACGGCGCTAGCCTACCAAACGCCTCCTGGACGATATCGGTCGTACGTTCTTCCGCAAGGGTATGGTACGCCTGGATCGCAGCGAACTGCTCCGGCCATTCCTCAGCGTAAGTCTTGAGGGCCTGTTCGGCTCGAAGCGACGCTTCCGGTCGCTGAGGCTCCGCGGCGGGGGCCGGCGCAGGGGGTTCCACCGGGGCCTTCGGGGCGGCCATCTCCGACCGCAGAGCCGCCAGTTCAGCCCGCAGCGCGTCGATCTCCGCCTGTCGGGGGTCTTCTACCGGGGCCTCAGCAACCGGTTCCTCCGCCGCAGCGGGGGCCTCTTCCTCGACGATCGGGGTTTCAGCCACGACGGGCTCTTCGACCGGGGCGGCGGCCTCCGGCTCCTCCGCCGGCACGTCTTCGACCGGAGGCGCCGGCTCAGCAGTAGCTGCGGCCAGGTCTTCCGCGAAGAACTTCCCGAAGTCATCAGCGTAATCAGACATAGTTCACCTCGTGGTCCGAGTCTACATCGGGCAACGCGCGTGTCAATAACACGCGGCGTATATCGCGACATTCTAACCCTCGACCGGCAAGCCTCCGGTCATCAGTTTCCAGTAGGGCAACAGCGTGTCTCATTTCACGTAGTTCTAGTAGCTCATGTAATAGCTCTTTTACTCGCGTATCCATACTAGCCTGAAGCTGCCGAATCAGCACTGCTTCTTTCGATTTGATGTCCATCGTTCAGCATACCCCCTATAGACGCAATAGCGTTCGCCGTAGAATCATTCGCCATGCTCTGCGCTTCCACCGGCGCTTTCATGCCGATCGCCATTGCTTCCGCGCCTAACTTACTAGCGGCGGCAGAGGCTTGCTGCGCTTTAGCCGCCGTAAGAGACTGCTCAATCTGCTGTGCGGCCGTAGCCTGCTGCTGCATAGACTGCTGTGCTGCCGCAGCTTGCTGCTCACTCAGGATCAACTTAGTCGGTAGGTCACGAGACTTTATACGCTCGATAAGCATCTCGCGTGTATCAATTAACGCCCTATCTTCAGGACTAAGCGTAGTGGCAAGCTGATCAAGAGCCATACCACGAATTTCACGAGCAAGCAAAGACACAGTGCCGCGCGGAATAACATCGTAGTCCCCCTTGATCTCGGGCTTATCGTTGAACTCCATGTTCCAGTTATACAGGGATGTGATCATCGACTTAATAAATTTGTCGAACGCCCGGACCGTATCCTTTGCGAACAAGTTAGCGCCGCCCTGCATGGCAGACATGTTGCTAGTAGTGCGGAACGCCTCCCCTAACTGCTGCGTCTGCCCCATAAGCCATGACGGCAGCATAGATTCCACATCAAGCACTTCTCGCTGATACTTGAGTACCGCAAGAATCTCTTGGATATGCGAATCTACCGATACGTTACGAATAGCGGGGATGTTACCATCCGCCCCCATGTCGTCTCGTCGGAACGTAGTGAACGAGCGAACCTGCTTTTTACCTTCTCCTGCCGCTAGTAGAGCCTCATTCACTTCAACGATCGGACCCGCAACCGCCGCAGTATTATCCATCAACGCTCTGCTAGCCGCGCACACCTGCATCTGCGAATCGCGCAGATTCTCCGGCATACCAACGCCACAGATCGGGGACTCCTCATCTCCGAGGTAAATAAACCCATGATACAGATCAGATGGACGTTCACCTAGCGGCGGACGGACTGCTTTTATAACGAACCCGTCGATAGTCCACACATCGACGAACACGTCTTCTTCGTCTTCCGTAGGTAAGTCAACCATGCCGGGGATATCACGGAGATACTTAGCAGCTACAAATAGTAAGTTGCGACGTACCATATACTGCCGCGCGCTAGGAACAGAGCGCCTGCCTTCGCCATCCGCGTATAGTTTAGACTCGTACTCCGCCGGCCGATACGTACCAGTAGTGTGCTCGCGCAGGTAATCGCGGATTATCTTACCGCGGAAATCCGTACGCTTAGCTAGCGCATACAACATCGGCCGAGTAAGAACGACTTCCTCAAAGAAGAACTGCTGGTCTTCCCATACGCGCGCAGAAAAATCAGGATACGCCCGCCAGATGTTCACCGCGTCGAAGAATGGGCGGGGATAATCTTCTTTCTGCGTACTAACTAACCCTGTAACTGGGTCGGGCAGGTAGTACTTACGTTCCTTAAAAATAACGTCCGGGCCACGGGCAACACCTAACCCATACTTCGCACCACTACGAAGTACGGACTTACACATCTGCGTCCAGTCGAGTTCCTGCAACTGGTCTTCGCATTCCGTAGTCATGGCGTCGGCTCGCTCCTGCGCGAACGCCATGACTGCTTCCCGCACCTCCTTCGGGTCTTGCACCTGCTGCATAATACGCTGCAAGTCTTCCCTAGGAATGTCAGGCACAGGCGATGGCTGGAATGTAAAGTTGTTCTCCGAGGCCGGGAACATCAGTTCCATCATCTTTGCGACAAAGCCTTCCACCTTCACGCGCGTATCTCGCGGATACACCCTTGACCGCCCGGGCAGAAGCGTTACGGTGTTGTCGTACTTGCCGCGGTACTGCAAGTGGTTAGTGACCCACTTCGTCTCGTAGTACTGACGATCGCTCTTCGCAAGCCCGAACACACGGTCTACTACACCGACGAGCTTGCTGTAGGCTTCGTTTGTCTCTTGTAACATGTCAATACCCTGTGTACGAATCCATCGGCTGCGACTGCTGCTGGCTATTTACCGCAGCCCTATACTCATCTATGGTAGTGGCGTCTTCATATCGGAACCCACGGGTTAAATACATAGCGGCGTAGCCCGCAGCGTCCATCACGTGCGAATACTCGTTCTTCGATGGAGTCGGCGAAAACTGTCCGCTACGGTGCTTCTGGAACACATAGTTAACCATGAAGCCACTGATAAGCATCTTACAGCTAGGGTCGATGAGAATCTTAGGGCCGTCAGGCGTCCACCCATCAAGTAGCTGTCGTAGCGCCTGTACGCGCGAGTTCGGGTCGTTATTATCCGCCGGGCGACACCGTAGCTTATGTGACCTGAGTATGTCCGTAGCCCGCTTCTCGTCGTTCGACGAACGATTGAACCCCGCAGGATCAATCACCGTAATGACCGGGCATCCCGGGAACGTATTGCGTAGGAGAGGGAGCAGCTTACGCTCACATACCGTCGTAAGCCCTTCATCGAAGCTAGCGATCTCCCGCAGCAAGAATATACGCCCCGCCCAGTCCACCTGGAACAGCGCCGCCCCGAACGACAGCCCCGGGTCGATTCCTACGATCACCGGCGCCCCGGGTATAACCTTGAGCGGAGTCGTAGAGACGTGGTGCTTATGCTTGAACTGCCGTGCGAACACCGGCTTTAGATAGTCCGATACTCCATATATACCGTGGATGTATACGTCTATCTCGTCCTGTGTTTTACCACGGGCCTTATCTTGGTAGTACCCCGGAGTGAGGTTAGGCAGGTTCTCGGCCTCCGCGCTCATACCCGAGGGCTGCTTATATGACACTACGGGAACTACTGAGTTAGGCTGGTCGTCAACCAGGGGTAGCCCTTCTATGACTTTATACCAATCGGACCCCATAACAGGGGCGTTGGTGTCCGCGATGATGCCACTCCATGCGGACCCACCATTACGAACTGATGGATATCGACCGCATCGCTCATACGCACGGTTAAACAGCACAACGTCAATCTCACGGCACTCATTAAACCACGCGCCAGTAAGTTCGAGGGACAGGAGTTTACTCACGTCCTCTGGCTTATCTAGCGCGCGAAAGAGGATTTCCGCACGTACGTCATCGAATTCCAGGTAGAACGTACGCTCTACTTCCTTCCACTGCCCCCATCCATCGGACACCGTTAACGACGA